ATACTAAGTCAGAATTTGCGTCTTACCTCTTACCCTCTTGGATGGTCGGACGTAAACCTGATCTTAAAATTATACAGACGACCCACACAACAGAACTTGCGATCCGCTTTGGTCGTAAAGCTAAAACTCTTATGGACTCCCCTGAATATAAACAAGTGTTTGACACAAGGCTCAGAGAGGATTCGCAGGCCGCGGGTAAATGGGAAACAGAACAAGGCGGTGAATACTACGCAGCTGGTGTTGGGTCGGCGATAACGGGACGTGGAGCGGATCTACTAATTATTGACGACCCACATTCGGAACAAGATGCATTGAATATGACGGCAATGGAACGAGCTTATGAATGGTATACATCAGGACCTAGACAAAGGTTGCAGCCTGGCGGAGCGATAGTCGTGGTTATGACTAGATGGAATATGAAAGATCTAACAGGTATGTTATTAAAATCTCAAAAAGAATTAAAATCAGATCAATGGCACATCATTGAGTTTCCAGCAATATTACCTAGTAATAAACCAGTGTGGCCAGAGTATTGGAAGTTAGCGGAGCTCGAATCGGTGAAGGCGTCACTAAGTTTAGGTAAATGGAATGCGCAGTGGATGCAAAACCCAACCTCTGAGGAAGGTTCATTAATCAAAAGAGAATGGTGGCGGAAATGGGAGCGTGATTATATTCCAAAATTAGAACACGTCATACAATCTTATGATACTGCTTTCTTAAAAAAAGAAACTGCAGATTACTCTGCTATTACTACCTGGGGTGTATTTCATGAATCCGATGACAGCGCTCCAAATTTAATTTTACTTGATGCAGTAAAAGATAGACTAGAGTTTCCAGAACTACGTAAACTAGCCAAAGAACAATATGATTATTGGAAACCAGAGTCGGTGATCGTTGAGGCTAAAGCATCTGGATTACCTTTAACTTATGAGTTGCGAAAAATGGGTATTCCTGTTATAAATTACACACCTAGCAAAGGTAACGATAAACATGCTAGAGTTAACGCTGTGTCCCCTCTATTTGAGTCAGGACAAATTTGGGCGCCGGATGAAAAATTCGCAGAAGAGGTGATTGAAGAGTGTGCATCATTTCCTTATGGAGATCATGATGATTTGGTGGATAGTATGACACAAGCGGTAATGAGATTTCGTCAGGGAGGATTTGTATCTCACCCAGAAGATGAACGCGACGAACCTTCAATACCACATAACAGGACTTATTATTAATGGAATTCGAAAGATACGAAGATGTAATTGACGCTTTTGAGCGAGACAACATGGGTTATGAAACTTTAACTGATTACATCAAAGGTGAAAATATTAAAATAGCAGAAATAGATATGAGCCCAATGAGTGATTTAAAAAAAGCATTAGGAGCAAAAGATGGCGGCATGATGATTGCTATAGAGCAATTAGGTAGAGGTGGAATTACAGGCGGCAAAACTTATCACCAATACCACGATCAGTTTGTACCACCAGATTCAGAATCACAGATGTACGCGAACGGCGGTGGGGTTGGTTCGATGATGCAACCTAAGAAAAAATCTTACAAAGACCAAAGACTAACAGCAGCAGAAAAGAAAAAAATTAAACCAGCTAATCAAGGTGGTGGACCAAACTATTTAGGTAAACAAGAAACTGTAACGGTTCCTAAAAAATGGTTATCAGATCCAGATCACGTAGTAGCTGAATTAGCTTACATTACTCCAAGAGAACAAAAAATTTTACTTAATGAAAATATTTACGGATCATTAAAAGGAAAACCAAACAAAGGCCCTGGTGGTATTATGTCATTACAAGGTGACCTTGGTGGTTATGATGCAAGTCCAGGTGGACCAAACTCTGGCGGTAGTGGTAGTGGTGGAGGAGGAAATAGAGTAGGTCAAGTAGATAAAAACAAACAAAGAGTTCAAGATATTTTACAAGGAAGAGTAGTTACAGGACAAACAGCTGCTAAAGGACCATTAACTACAAGATATGGTAATACTCCAGAATATGTAAATGTTAAACAACCCGATGGTACTTACAAACAAACTTATGTAGGATCTGCTTACAAATCTTATGGCCAACCAAGTTTCTTCCAAGATTTATTTAGTAGAGGTGCTAGAGGTTATAGAGGTATTAAAGGAAATCCTGTATTTGGTAATGCTACAAAAAATTTACAAATGAGAGATGGACCATTAGGAAAAGGATATTATTCCGATGATGAAAATTATGGAGAAATAAGAGATAAAATTCCATTTGGACTTACAGGTATAATAGCAAACATGTTAGAAAAATTTCAAAAACCTCCAGTCGATTACAGCAACATGTCTGAATTTAATAAATTACAAAACATAGACGGAAAAGTAATTGATCCTACTGGTCTAGAATTAAACAAAGGTGCGTTTGGATTTCCAGTAAATACAAATGTTACTAATCAAAAACCAACAGCAAATATTACAGGAGTAAATAACAACGATTTTGAAATTGGTGATCCAGGTAAGTATGCAACTGCAGATATGATAAATGAGTTTGGTGTTAAAGCAGGGACAGCTGATGATATAGGTTTTATTGGTATGCCAGGCACCGCTGATGATCGTTTTGCTAACATGTACGAAGATCCTTTTGGCAATCCAACAAATGATCCAAGAGTTGTTTCTGAAGAAATGGGTTTAGTGGGTGATAGTAGTATTCAAAATCAAAACTTTATGAATCAAGATTATGGAATAATAAACCCTGGAAAAACTATTCAAGAACAGTTTCCGGTAAGATCTGATTTTAATGTAACAAAAAATCTTACTCCACAAGGATATGAATTTGTAGATAATTTCCAAACAAATTATATGCAAGATACTGGTAAACTTCCTAACTCTCCTTTTTTAGGAATTAATGAAGCATTACAAGATCCCAAAAACTATACAATTGATCCAAGTAATTTAAGAGTTGACGCTTCTACAAATAAAAATCAACAAACGTTAGAAAATATTATTAACAAAGATATGTATGAAAAAAATTTAGAACCAGCAATAAATAATCAAAATAAAAAAAATAATATTCTCGAACAAATGTTGCTTGAAGAATCAACATTAACATAGGTTAAACTATGGCTAAAACTACAGAGCTTGGAAAATTCATTTCTACGCAAAGAACTTACCCCAGTGGTGACATTGTAGGTTATAGAGTTAGATCTCCTAAATCAGGTGTTGAACAATATTTTGGTATAAAAACATTTGGTACTTTAGATAAAGCATTAGCAGAAGCTAGAAAGTATGCAAAAGAAAAACTAAAAGTTAAAGTTTTAATTGGAGATTCAGAAGAATACTTAAAATTAAGAAATAGTAAAAAAGATTTATCCTCTGCTAGATTTGCAAAATACTTAAATGATAATACAGACTTTGTTCCTGAAAGAGGAAAAAAGTTTACTACAGATGGAATAAAACAAGTTGATAACAAAATAAATTTTAAAAGTGATGTTAGAAGAGATAAACGAATTATTCCTGAAGATATTAAAAATAAAGTTTTTGCAGACTACAAAGCACAAAGAGCAAAAGGTGAACGTAATTTATCTGTAATTAGTAGAAAATATTTTCCTGATTTAACAAGAGATCAACAAAGCAATATAATAAGAAAGATATTGGTAGAAAAAGGAGAAGACATATCTCAATTTAAAAAAGTAAGAGGACCTAATTTTGATGAAGTAAAAGATAGAGGTGCAAAAGTAAGAACAGGAAGATTAAATGTAGGTAAAAAAGCAGCAGGGTTTAGTGCTGGCAGATTATCAGATAAATTAGTTTCAGATATTAAAAAACTTAATAAAGACATTTTAAAAATGTCTGATAAAGAAATTCTTTCTAATCAAAAAATTATTAATGCTATGAAAATAAATACTAATGTTAATAATTTAAACAGAGGTATTGTTGCCTTTGATAAATATGAAGATCTTTCACCTAAAGAGTTAGTAAAAAAAATTAAAGATAGAGCTCGGCAAGGAATTTTTTGGCAACCTGAACATATTTCTAGTGTTAAAGGTGAAGCTAAAAATATTTACTATCCTAACAACTTACAAGCAGCTCCTGGTAATATTGGATCTTTTATGGAAAATTTTAAAAAGATGGCTGCAGAAGATCCTAACAATCCACTTCTTCGTAAGGGTGGACAAATAGATAAATTGTTATCCGATTATAATTTAACAGTTAGAGATCCTAACACAAAAGTAAGACTAGGATTTAAAGATGTAATTGAAGTAGACTCAGCAAATAAAACATCTAATATTATTAAAGCTAATGCTGCTTCTTTAACAGGTAATACTAATTTATTAGAAGATATAAAAAATATTTATAATTCAGAACCTAAAAATTCAGTTTTTAGAAAAGGTATGGATGATATTGTTAAATGCGCAGACGGTTGTTTTGTAAAAGTTGCAAATAGTAATCCTGAAAAAACTTTAAACAAAATAAACAAAGAACCACAAAAAATGATTCGTTTATTTCGAGGTGAAAGAGCAAACGCTCCAGGAACAATGGCTAAATATATACCAGGAACTAATGAAGTAGAACAAGTTCCTTACAGTGATAAATTAAAAGGAAGATTTTTTACAACTAATGAAAAATTAGCTAAACAATTTGCAGACGATCCATCTAAACTTAAGTCAATTGATATTCCAGAAAAAGATTATAATATAGGAACTAAAATGGCTAGAAGAATTAATGTTGATCAAATGGCTGATCAAACTATTTTGCCAAAAAAAACTATGAATCAAATAGCAGCAGGAACTATAAAATACAATGCCGATGCAGGCACATTTGTTAATACACAAACTAATACAATAGATAATAATTTTAACGCTAAAGATTTTGCAGAAAAAAATCCAGTAGATGTTAAAGCTGGAACAGAAGATGCATTAAAACCTATCAAAGGTAATTTATTAAAAACTGTCGGTAAATCTTTAGCCTATGTCGGCGCTCCACTGCCAACTGCTCTTATAGATACTTATTTTGTAGGTAAACAAATATCAGAAGATAGACCTGCAGCAGAAATTGCTAAAGATCCGTTAAACTGGTTAGGACTAGCTACGATGTCAACACTATCAAATATTTCAGGAGTTACAAAACCAGGTAAAGTAAATGCAGCATTAAGATTAGGGATGAGTCCAGGATTAATTAGAGGTGTTAGTAGATTTGCAGGTATACCAGGACTCGCGATTAGTACAGCGTTGACTGCGTATGATCAATATGAAAAATATAAAAACGAAGAAGGACTAGTATACAATTTGTTCAATGATAAGGCGGAGGCTGTTTAATTGACAGAGTTTAAAACAACTGATACAACCCGATAAGGTGTTGAATCAATAGAAAATAGGGGATAGAATAGCTTATGGCTACAATAGATAAAAGTTTACCAAATACAAAGACAGAAATAGAAGTTCCAGGAGAAGAAGTTCTTATTGGAGCACAGGAAGAAACTATTGAAAATGAAAAAGGTAAAGAAACAGATATTACCATGGAAGAAGATGGTAGTGCTACTATCAACTTTGATCCAAAAGCTGCAACTCCAGAAGGTGGTGAAGATCACTTTGAAAACTTAGCAGAATTTTTAGACGACAACGTTTTAGATCCATTAGCGTCAGAGTTAATGGACAAATACAAAGATTACAAACAATCAAGACAAGAATGGGTAGAAAGTTATAGAGAAGGATTAAATCTTTTAGGATTTAAATATATAACTAGAACAGAACCATTTAGAGGTGCATCCTCAGTTACTCACCCAGTATTAGCAGAAGCTGTTACACAGTTTCAAGCACAAGCTTACAAAGAATTATTACCTGCAGAAGGTCCGGTTAGAACTCAAATATTAGGAAATGTAGATGTTCCTAAAGAAGAACAATCTAAACGTGTTAAAGATTTTATGAATTATCAAATTATGGATCAGATGAAAGAATATGAACCAGAGTTTGATCAAATGCTTTTCTATCTACCCCTC